AAGGAGATACTGGAGCACAGGGAAGACTATACGATGCCCGAATTCAAACGTGCGTACTATACCGTGCACAAGTACGGCGTGGAAGTACAGAAGCGCAAGAAGGGCAGGCCGAAGTACGATTTCTCCGACATGTCCCTGGACGAGCTGATGGCCATAGCCATATCCTCCAAGAGCGACTACTACAAGAAACAGAAAGCCTGCAGGGCGATTTACTCGCTCGGTTTCAGGAACGGCAGGAAGACGTCTGCATAGCTTTCGGGGGAGTCCGGTTTGTTTGTCTTCCGTTGTTATTGTTTACGGGCTCCCCCGAATTTGCTATATTATACACATAACAAATAACAAAAGGATAATAAAATGAAAATCACTTATATTGACATCTATGGTGAAAAGAAAAACCTCGAAAACGTAACAGTTAAAAAGACTGCAAAGTATATTACTATCAATTGGGGTAAGGATGTTTGCTTGAATAGGGATATCATTACTAAGCATAAGCTTAACAATAATCAGTTCGTACTTGAAAAGCATGCTTATTATCCTGATGTTATTGCAACTATCGAAGGATAACTGAAATAAAAATAACTTTCATTAACTGCTTACAATATTAACTAAAAAATCTATATTTACATCGTAAATCAAACAACAAAGGAAATTAAAATGCGTCATCGTAAAATGCTTTTCACTGACCCTCTCACCAAACAGCATTTCGTTATGAAGTATTCTGCCAAGGTTAAATATTATGTTAAGATCTTTGAAGGTTCCCGTAATGAATGCATCTCTTTCATAATGAAGAAATAAGGAGTTAATTATGACATTTGAAGAAATCAAAAGTGAACAAGATAAAATTAAAGACGAAGACGCAAAGATTGTTGCAGAAGAACTTTGTATCTCTGAAGAAGATGCTAAAGAACATATTAAAATAATAATTGCATTGAGCAATTATTCTTATGAAGAAATCATAAAGAATAATATTTGGCTTTATTGGTAAAATAATTTATTATGGCCATGTGGAGAAATTGGTAAACTCAGAAGGCTTAAACCCTTCCAATCTGCGAAGATTTTGTCGGTTCGACTCCGACCATGGCTACTATTATAATCCTAAAATTATTTTATAAAAATCCAATGGAGTAATATTATTTTCTAAATTATCAGATAATGCTTTTCCAGCATTTATTGAATTTCTAGAAGCTTCATTATTATTAAGTATCATAAGATCTTTAAACATTTCTGGTTCTATAACAGCCTTATATGTATTATAAGATTTATTTTGTCCTTTACCAAAAATTTGTTTTATTTGATTATTATCCCAAGGCAAAAGTTCTCTTGCTTCTTTGTTTACATTTTCAATTTTATCATCATAATCTGATAATACATGTCTACCTATATTAGCATCTGTTAAGTCTTCACTATATAACATAGGTGTATTATCTGAATACAATGTAAAATATTCATCTCCTTCCAAAGATGTTCCTTTATCTTTTATTTTTACTTTGTATTTTTCACCAAGTTCCTTAGCTTTATCATAATCATCAAATGATTTATTTTTTATATCATCTTTTGATATTAATTTTAAAGAAGATTTATTTTTATTATTTGGATTAAGTAAACCTGCATCAATTAATTTTTGTTTATTAACATCATGATTATAAGTTGAATTAAAATTATTTTTCAACTTTTCTGCATCTTCAGCAGATATTATTTTTTTCTCTTTTGCAATATCTACACCATCATTAAGTATTTTAAGTTCTTCTGGACTTGTAGCTTTTGTTAAATAATTTTTACCTTGTTCATTTTTAATAGGCAAAACATTAAGAAAACCGCCCTTAGGATTAGGAACGAGCTTATTAAGTTTTTTTGTTACTTTGCTAGCTACAGCCCCAGCTACAGGAATACTGCCTAAAGCAGCCAGCATCTTTAATTCATCATCAGAAACGTCTCTAAGACCTTCTTGTTTTTCGATAGCTGCGGTAATAAATGGGTCAATCATGTCACCAACATCACCAAAAACGTTCTTTATAGACAGACCTTCATTTACAGTTCTTGGAGCTACAAATTCAGCCACATCTCGAGGTGGCGGAACCGCGTCCCTGATATACTGTGACCCCTGCGGGTGAATTCTATGTCTCTTAGCCATAGTAAATTCCTTAATATCCGAATATTTTTTCTATCGTGTAGTCCTGTTCCCATTTCTTCGGGACCTTGGGCTTCGCGACAAGCTTCGAATTCTTCTTGTACAAGTCATACAGACGTTTCAGCATCTGGAGTTCCGGGTCGTTCTCTACGTCGGGACGTTCCTTCACGGAAAAGTCTGTCTTATCTGAAATACCCGGTACGGCCTGCAGCAAAGAATTGACTGCGGTACCACCCCATTTGGAACGTCCCTGAAGGTTGGTAAGGTAAGCCCCCATATCCCTCGATATGGCGCTGTCCTTCAGTTTTTCCTTTTTGGAATCCGCCCAGTTCCAGAACGATTCCTTCGGTTTCCTGTCGGTTACCAAGGCCATGTCTTCGGCGGAAATACCGTCGAGGACAGGTTTGCCGTTCTTGATATTGTCGTCCATCTTCATCGACACGTTCGCGGCGGTGTTACGCTTGGTGCCCTTTACGATAATATTCTTTGACTCGTTTACCGCGGCGGCCTGCTTTTCGGGCAGCTTCTTCTCCAGGGTTTCAAAATCTTTCTTCAACGATTTCAGGTAATCGCCAGTAGGCGTCTTGCCTTCAGGTCCCCAGTTCTTGTCGCGGAGTACGAACTTGTTGTTCAGGTAATAGTCGAAATCGTCGGCGTTGACCACGGCCCCGGTAATAAGGTCGTTGTTGTCCGTAACGGCAAATCTGTTGCCATTCTTGTCGAACCTGAAATAGCTACCATCCTTTCCGCGTACAGCATAGCCGCTCTTAAGCTTGTCCTCTATATCCCTTACACGGTCGGCAGTCTGGTTTAAATTGTCCTGGACGACCTTCTGGGTCGCTTTTGTCCTTACCTTAGGGTTATTACTGGTCAACTGCTGTTCGGCCTTCTGGAGCTCGCGTGTGGCGTATTTATCGGCACGTCTGCCAATACCCCTCAACATCCACGGGGTGGCGTAGTTCGTGGCGATTTCCGAGGCGACTGTCTTACCGGCGTCAACAAGATTGTCTTTCTTGATTTCGTCGGTGTTAAAGCCGAGGTTTGCTGCTCCCCTTACCACGGGGGCGACGGTATTGTCTATCGCCCTAGCTAGGGTACGGCCTGCACCAAGGTCGGCTGCAATACCGCCGGGGGCACCCGCCATGAGCGTGTTGATTCCTACATCAGCGGCCAACGGTGCGGCCAGGTCTTCTATCCCGTCTATATTCTGGTAGTTCTTCCTGGCGTATTCCTTTGTCACCGGAGTAACGAGACCCGCGTAGATATCTTCATTCCAGATCTTGTCAAGTTCTTTGTTTTGGGCGATCTTCGCAACCTTGTTGACAAATTCTGCACGTTCTTCCTTGTCGTCGTAGTTATAGCCGTACTGTCCGGCCAGATATTTCATTTGGTCGTAATCGTACTTGTCTTCGAACGCGTTTGCCGGTTCAAGGTTCGAGAGTTTCTCCTTGTCGCTGTCGGGACGATTCAGTCCAACATCGTTGAGCTTGGACCAGAAATCGTACTTCGCTTTGGATTCGCCTGCGAGACCCTGGAAATTGGGATCCTCGTTCCACTTAGAAATCTTGGCGTCGAACTTCTCTACATTGTCTGCAGCCGTCTTGAAGATAGGGCCGAGCTCTTCCTGGAGCTTGTTCCATTTATCCAGCTTGTCGTTGGTCTTAACGGCATTCTCGGCGTCGTTCCAGCAATTCTTAATCTGCGCGAAACGTGCCTTGTCCATGCCTTCGATACGACGTCCTTGCTTCTGAATAAGTTCAAAGACGTCGCGCTTGTTACGTGCGAGCCACTTGTCTATATCTGTAACTACGTATTCTGCCATAATTATAACTCGTACGGGCTTTTCGGTCCCTTGGACTTCGGTTTGCGGTTGGACAACAGGGTCATAAGTTTCTTGTTATAACGTCTGTCCTTTGCCATGAGATTCCACAGGTCAGGATTGTTCTCGATAATATTGTTCCTTGCGTCTTCGAGCTTCTTCTGGAATACAGCGAACTTCTTAGCATCCTTCATGTTCGCGTAATCAGCTCCTTTGCCAAAGTTTGCGTCGATGTCTTCAAGTTCGTCGATTGCCGCCATCATGGCGTTATACGGGAGTTCACCGGAGAGCTGAGTCTTGAGTGCAGCAATACGTGGGTCTACTATACCGTAATTGCTGGCTTCGGCCTCGAGTCCCGCAAGCGTATTTGCGAACTGCTGTGCCTGTTCCGGAGTAGTGTTGAGACCGATTGTCATTGTCGGGAGATACGCGTCAAGCTTGTTCTGCATCTGACGTTTCTGATCTTCACGGTTACTGGCTTTCTCTGCCGCGATACGCTTGAGATCCTCTTCACGCTGCTGCTGCTGTGCGAACAAGGTATCGCCATGGAGGTCAGCAGCCTGATCCTGAGCGGCTTTCCATCTCCAGATAGAAGTAGGATCCTGATTGTTGATACGCCTTGCGTCCATTGCCGCGATCTTGTCGAAGTCGGGATTCTCTTCCTCCATCTCGTTTGCGATTCTGTTCTTCTGAACCGCGTCCTGAAGAGTAGCGTTCATATTCCATAACGACTTGATGGCCTCAGGAAGATAAGTCTTCTGGGCTACCTGCTGATACAGACCAGGGTCCTGGAACACCGCCTGAATTGTCGCACCGAAATTAGGATTAAATGCCATTATAAACCTCTTTTCTTATATTTATTATAACCTGTATCTGCTGCCCCAGCTCCCAGGTATCTTTGTATTCACCGAGCGACCGATGGAACCGCCGTTGATAAGTTCCATTACGCGACGCGCAGCTTCCTGTACGTTGCCGCCGCCGTTATAGGTATATTCCTTGCCCTGGTTGAAAGATACCGCTATGTTGCCGTCGGGCTTAATCGCTATCCTGGATACGACGGACGAACTAGGAGTCAACGGACGTCTCGGTTTGGTATCCTTGGCAGGATTGAACTTGGCCATGTTCTCTTCGTTCTGCCTACCCATCTGTTCCCTTATCGCGGGAGGGAGGTTAACCATGTCTGCGAACTTGTTGAGTGCGGCGTTGTGTTCTTCCTGTGTCTGCGCGAATCCGGCCTCGTTCTCGGAACGGTTCCTGAGCGCGTTGTTCTGTGCACCACCAGGTATGTAGACCAAATCGTAGATAAAGTCTCTCAAGACGTTCTGCGGGAGAACGTCGTTTATCGGAGCCATGGGCCCGAAGACTTGGTCGATTCTAGCTGCCATATTATCTGCCGAATACCGAGTTTATGGTGAAAGGTTGAACTTGCTGCTGTTGCGGCATGCCCTGCTGAATAAGCTGGTTCATCTGCTGGTTAGCGGCGTTCTGATTCTGGGCCTTCTGCTGAAGAGCTCCCAATACTGACATAATTGTTCCCATCATAATTTACCTCAACCGAATATGCGACCAAGGAGACCTTTCTTACTGTTCTCGATTTGCGCCTTTGCGTTGGCGGCATTCATCTGACTCTGGGCTAACGTGTTGTTCTGGTTAGCGAGATTAGACGTATACTGACCGAACGCGTTCATGATATTGTCCTGAGCGTTCTGGGACATACCGAGAAGGTCCTTGTTCTTGTTGTACATGTTGGAATAGGTCTGTTGACCTATGTTTGCATTTGTAGAGAATTCGTTCAACGCACGAGTGCGATCGGCCTGGTACTTGTCGAAAGCCTTGTCCCATTCCTCGGAAGCGAGTGCCTGCTGTTTCGCGGCAAGCGCATTGGTATAGTCGGAACTGAACATGTTGCCGGCGTTCGCCATGGAATTGGTGATTGCGTCGGTGGCCTGCTGCTTTCTCTGGTTCGCGAACTTCGAATAGAAGTCGTCGATGGTCTTGTCGTAGTTGTCGCCGAACTGACCCGCGTCATAGGGGTCGAGTTGCTCGAGAGCCTCGGTATACTGACCGACTTTGTCAGCCTGTCCGCCGTAAGTGCCCTTGACCTTGTCCAGATAGTCCTGGTACAGTATCCTGTTCTGCTTGTCGCTTTGAGAGGCGTAACCGAGACCCTCGTCAATAGCGGCTTTCGCATTGGCGGCACGCTTGTCCTGCTGTGTCCCCCAAATATCCGCCGGATCAAATATTTCAGCTAAACCCATAGTTATAAACTCCTTGTATTTCCTGTTATATTTATGCTCGTATGCTTATCACGAAAATTACGCCGTTTGCGTCCAACTCTATATACTGCTGCTGGAGGGTTATGCACCCGCCCGTAACCCCGTGCGAATAGAAGACGAGATATGGCGTCACCGTGTCCCTGTCCTTGATGAACTTGCCCGGGAGCACGTTCTTGCCCTTCTTGCCTATCTTCTGGTATATCTTGAGGTTGCCCTGTTCGAGGACCGTCCAGTCGTCTTCCTTGGACAATGCCCACGTACCGGACAAGGCACCCAGAACTTCCTTAAGTGAGCTACCATAATTTACAATCATTTAGATACCCGTCTGAAGAATGTTGAACCTGATGGACGCGTCGCTTATGACAAAGTCGCTGTCCTCGGAGAAAGCCACCTTTATGACGCACTGCCTTGTCATGCCGAGGTTTAGCCACCTGAGCCTCGCCCAGTATTGGCCCCTCTGTCCGAGCGAGCTGAGGATCGCGTTGCCGAACGTGTATCCGCCGTCGTTGCTCATCTGGAGGACGGCCTGCGCCTCGTGTTCGTAATACTGCATGTGTCCGGCGTTTATTTCGAGACCCAGTTCGTATATGGTAAATGGTTTGTAGTCGGCCGTAATGACCGGGGTCTGTCGAACCCTGTACAAGGGAAGGGACTTCTCGGAATCGAAGTCTTCCCTGTAGTAGTTCTCGTCGAGCACATACAGGTTGCCGTTTTCACAGCATCCAGTTATAATCTTGCTGTCGAACCACACCGCGTACAAAGGCATGTAGTTCTTGTTCCTGGAATTGTAGTAGTTGCGGCTGGAACGTATATGCCATTCTCCCATGGTGGCGTCGTAGCAGTAGCATTCGTCGCCCACGCTGAAAAGGTAGAAGCTGTGGTTGTTCTTGGAATACGTCCAGGCCTTGGTGGCGGTCACGGAATTGTCGTTCAGGATCCTGTCGAGCCACTCGTCGGAAATCTTGGAAACCTTGGTCCCCTCTATCATGAGGACGCACTTGGCGTTGGCCTTGCCCGTACCTATGCAGAACTGTGTCTGGTTGATGGACGCTAAAGAATACTTGGCCTCGAGACCCTGTTCCTTGTTGACGGTAAACGACACCCTCTGCCATGTCTGGTTGGATTCGGAATCGCCCCTCTGCCAGAACTCTATGGACGAAGGTCCGAACAAAGTAAGGAGCGAGCCTACGGACGAGATGGCTATTACCTTGTCCGAAGAAGACTCGGCATTGAAATACTGCTGTACGCCGTAGTTGTCGAGGAAACAGTATTCCCCGGAATCCACTTCCTTCATCTTTACCGTGATACCGTCGTCCTCGTACTGTACCACACCGTCGACGATATCGAAGACGTTCCTCTTCTCCTGTGACATCGGGTAAGGTACAGAATAGTAGACATAGCCGGAACCGAGGTCGTTGACGACGATGGAACCGGAAACTACCGATATGTGGGTAGGACGGATGTAAAGGTTCTCGGTAATCCTCTTCGGAAGTGTTATGGAAACGTCGTGGCCTTCCTTGAGGTCGTAGCCGCGGATTGTAGTGGAATCCACCCACATGAGTATGGCACGTTCGCCGCCGGACTCGGCGAATTCCACCTTGTTGCCGACCGCGTACTGCCCTATCACTTCCACGTTGTATGCGTTGTCTATGCGGTAGATACTGCCGTTGTAGGCGACGAACAAATCGGGTACGTAGTTCATCACGGTGAGACCCGTGGAAGGGACGTACATACCGTCGATTTGTCCGGACTCGCCCAGCGTCATCAGGTACTTGATACCCGGGCAGCTCTGCATAAAGCGTCTGGCATCGTCCTTGGAACCGTTAGTCCCGGAAAACATGTTACGGCTTATCGCCGCGCCCATGATATTCGGGGACTTGGTCTTGTTAGAACCGCCAACGAACGAATAAGTTATCTTATTCTCAGCCATTGAAACTCCTTACCAAGAACGGGGACAGAAACCGTTATAGAAACTGTCCAGATACGAACCGCCTTCTATATCTGAATATGTCATCGGACGGTTAGCCTGGTTGATACGCTTGAGAAGTCTTACCGCGTTACCGAATTCCTCGTCGAACATGGGCTTCACGTCGAGCAGCTTGTACCTGAGACAAAGTTTCGAGCAGAGACCGTCTTCGAGAATGGAAATTATCTTCTCGCTGAAGTAAAGCTTGTCGTTAAGTTTGTACTGCGGAATGGACTTCAGATAAGTTATTCTGTACTGGAGATTCTGTATGGAATCCATCTCGATGAAGAATACTTCGTACGTGTATACCGTGTTAGAAACCTTTACGCTTTCTAGCTGCGTTTCCGTCGTGTAGAATACCGGAAGTCCCCTCTTTGTCTTGGAATCAAGAACCTGGCGCTGTGCAGGATAAAGCTGAACATATCTCTCGCCGAGTTTCCTGGACAAACTTACTACCCTGTCAGGAAGCGGTTTGATAAGCAGGTCCGGCCATACGATATCTTCTCTCAACTGCCAGCTGAGCGTGGACGGGTCAGTCGGGTCGGAAAGTTCCCACGCATATACCTTGTTGTCTGTCGTAAGCCTGCATACCTGTCCTGCGACAGTGCCGTAAGGAAGTACGTCCGCTTCGGACCAGTTCTCCGGCAGTTCTTCCATGACCTTGATGAGGCCGCTCTTGCAAATGTCTACCGTTTCCACGTCGGAAAGAATTAAGTCCTGTCCACAAAGTTCCGCGATAACGGACTGCAGGTCCTTCAGACCCGCAATTGCCTCTGTACCTGAGATAGACTGACCGAGGCCGCAGAGCGAACATTTCTGGTAGGCGTCATTGATAAGTGCGTTCACAGTTGTCGCCATTGTAAATTCCTTATTTATTAAATCTCTTATATTTATAGAGTACAAGAAAGCCAAGGGTATTGCACCTTGGCTTTATAGTTTAATAGGAGATTATATTAACCAATCTTGAAGAATCCGACCACCGCGTTACGGGGATCCGGCAGGGTGACTGCATACGGAGCATCGATACGGGTGAGGGTCGTCATGTACTTTCCGTCGCCGTAAGTGCTCATCTTGAGAGAGAGGTTGTTAACAGCAACAGTTTCGTTTTCGGAACCCGGAAGGTCGGCGAACTTGTAAGTATCGAAACCAACAGCTTCTTCAGTACGGCACTGGCCAAGGGCATACTTACCCGAAGCAACAGCGAGCGTAGCGGAAGGAGTGAAGGAACCACTTTCAACCCAGCCGTTAGCGTTGTTGACGTTGTGACCCTGGACTGCGATACGAACAGAAGGAATGTTACCATCCTTGTCAGCAATCACGAAGAAGTCCTGGTCAGTTTCCATGCCGTCGACACCGACGATCTTGACGCCTTCGAGCTTGAACGGGATACCAGCATCACCGGTAAAGCCTGTGACTTCATAACCGACAACAGTACCAGATTCAGCGCCTACGCCAGAAACGTTCTTCACGGCGAAAGCGGCGGTTTCAGTACCGGCAACGTTAACGATCGGCATGAGGCTTTCTTCGATAACGGAGGCACCAGCATACTGACCGAGGTAAGCGTCCTTGTAAATCTTGGTCTGGATTTCAGACGGGATGAAGTGAGCGAGACCACCGTTTGCAATCGTACCGGCAACAGTCGGCTTCACGAAGGAAACCTTGGTACCAGCAACGCCCACTTCGTCGAGAGCCTTGGACATGTCCGTAAGGGTCTTGAAGTTAGCGGAACCTTCAACCACTTGGAAGGCCTTGTTGATGGTCTGGTCGATAGCGTCCTTTTCGATAGAACGAGCGAGCTTTACACCGCGCGGCTTAGCGATTTCCTTTGTAAAGGATTCGATGTCCGTAAGACGGTTCCACGCGTCCAGTTCGATGGAAGTGTTCTTGTTCTGAAGGGTAACAGGAACTTCGACTTCCGTGACGGTATCCGGAGAGGCTTCGAGGCCGTCCTTGACTTCACCCGGGTCGGTGATGTAAATGTTGTAAGTCTTGCCGTATTTCTTGCCTTCGAGTTCACCCTGAGTCATGTAAGAGTGGGCCTTCTTCAAGTACGGAAGGTTGTCGTAAACTTCGCCAGCGATGAGCTTGACTTTCTTGTTGTTGGAAAATTCATTTCCGAGATTCTTGTCTGCCATAATATGTAATCCTTATGTTTAATGTGTTCGGAGGTAATTAAGAATCGAATCGTCCGAATCGAATATCGATCCCTTTGTTGTTTCCTGTTGAATACCGGGCTTACCGATGACTTGCGGCTTCGGAGCGATTTCCTTTCTTACGTCCTGTTCCATCTGTCTAATCATGAACTGTCTGTCCATGTCGGTCCTGCCTTCCGCGAACAACCCTTCGAGCAAACTAGGATTCATTGCAAAGTTATATAACAGTTTAGGCGCAACATCGCTTCGCATGATATAACTGGACAATTCCTTGTCCTGATCAATCAATTCACCCATGCCGTTCTGCAAAGCCTGTCCGACTACGTCCCTGTACTGTTTCTCGGCTTCTGGAGTCTTGAACAGTTTCTTTACGTTTTCGTCCTGCCTGCTACGGTAGGTGTTGAGCTCCTGCTCCTGCTTGGCCTTCTCGTCGTAGAGCTTCTGGTACTCAGACATACGCTGGTCCCATACGTTCTTGAACTTCTCTTCGACCAAAGCGTTAATGAAATCGTCGTCGGTCTGAAACTGCTGCCTGTTTAGAGGCTGGTATTTATCCGGCTGCTCCAGTCTTTCAAGACGTTCCAATAACTTGTTATAGTTAGCCTGCAATTCGCCATACTTCGCATCGAACTTCTCTTGTTTCTTCCGCAGCTGTTTGCGGAAAGAATACGAGGCTCGTTCTTCCGGAGTATATTCGCGCTTACCATCGTTACCCGTTTCCGACACATTATTTTCGGGATTCTCCGCACCTTGCTGAGGGGTTGCGGCTTCCACCGGGGTCTCATTCTGACTTACGTCCTGGTTTTCAGCTTCGCCATTCTGTCCGTCAAGGATTTCGACTTCTTCATTCATATTGTATTTCCTGTAAGGTCTTTAGGCGCCTCATTGCCTTGTCTGTTAATATTTATAATTGGTATACGGCTATCCCATAAACTGCATCTGACGAGCACGCCTTTCCATCAGTAA